AGCCCGCGACCCTGCGGCCGGGTTCCTGATGTGGTGGTACGGGCTGGCCGACGACGACGAGCCTACGCCGGACAACGTGCTGGCCGCTAACCCGGCGTCGTGGATTACGTCGGCCGTGCTGGAGGCGCAGCGCGAATCGCCCACGGTGGACGAGTACGCCTTCCGCCGCCTGCATGCGAACCAGTGGACTAGCACCCGTAATGCATGGCTACCCGCTGGAGCGTGGGAGGCGCTGGGCACCGATGGCTACACCATCCCCGACGGGTCCGAGGTGGTCGTGGCGGTGGACGTGGGGCTGGTGCATGACAGCACCGCCGTGGCCATCGGTTGCCGCCTGCCCGACGGCCGCATCGCGCTGGACTGCCGCGTGTGGGCCGCGCGCGATGATGCCGTGGCCCACATCATCCTGCCGGGCGGCCGCGTGGACCTGGGCGTGGTTGAGGACTACATCGAATCCCTGGCCGACCGCTACAGCGTGCGGGAGTTGGTGTACGACCCCCGGTTTTTTGAGCGGTCAGCGTCGGCGCTGTCGGCGGCCGGGTTCATCACCGCCCCCGTGGATCAGGCGTCCCGCCGCATGGCCGAGGCTTACGCGACGTTCTACACGGCCGTGCAGGATGGCCGCGTGGTGCATCCCGTGGACCCTGTGCTGTCGGCGCATGTGGAGGCAACGCAGGCCACCATGACCGAACGCGGCTGGCGCATCGGCCGCCAGCGGTTGCAGCGTATTGACGCCTGCGTGGCCATGTGTATGGCCCTGTGGCGAGCCGACCGCGACGAGCAGCCAGCCGAGTACGTCCTGTCGTGGGATGGGCTGGACGATGACTAGCCCGAGAAACACGAAGGCCCGCCGGTTGGCGGGCCGTTCGCGGTGCAGCGTTGCGCGTGGTCTAGTGGCGGTGGTCGGTGCATGCGCGCTTGGCGTCGGCCAGCAGCCGCACGCCGTGGCGGTCGGTAAGTCGCTTGTCCCAGTAGTCTCCAGCGCGGCTGCCCATGTAGTACGGCACCCATGCCGTGTGCGCGGTGCTGCCGTGCCGGATGGTGCGCGCAATCTCGTACATTCCGCAGTCGCTGATGTAATCGCCATCAGCGCGGCGCGTCCACTTGATTTTGGTGCTGGTCACGTCGGTTCCCTTCGGGTCGGTGTTCATGGGTGCATTATGCCCCGCAGGACCGCGCACCGTCTAGGGCTATGGACGCACGCAAGGGGAGACAATGCCCGCAAATAGCGACATTTTGGCGTGGGTGCCGCCGTACACGCCGCCGCTGCCGGTGCCGCATGCCAGTACCGTGCCGCTGGCCATGTACCGCGACATGGTGGCTAAGTGGTCCGAGGCCGAGGCCGTCACACTGGAACTGCGCGCCCGACTAGAGGCGCACGGGGATGACGCGGCGGGACCGCCCGGCACCGTGACCCTGGCCCGCCTGCGGGCGCTGGAAAACGTCATGGACCTGGCGCGGGAGTACCTATTCGACGAAACCGAGGAAAGGCGCGGCGCGCTATGGGCAGCGATCACCGAGGCGGGGCGGGCACCGTGAGCGCGGGCGAGTTTGACCCGCTGCTGTGCATCATGCACCCGCGCGAAATCCCCGACGCCGTGGCCGCGTTCCGCGCGCTGGACGTGCGCCGGGCATGGATGCAGGGGTACACCGAATGGCAACTGGTGGACGTGGTGCGGTCGCTTGTGGATGACCCCGACCTACCGTTTACCCACCTGGTCATGGTCGCGGATGATGTAGTGGTGAGGCAGCCCGCGCTGGACGCCGTGCTGAACCTGGCCCGCGAGGGGCGGCCGGTCGTTACCGGGTGGTGCCGCCTGGACAGCACGCACCCGCTGGTAAACATCACCGACGGCCCGCTGGTGGGCGATGAGCCTACGCCGGGCGCGTACCGGTTCCGCAAGTTCAGCGACGTGGTGGCGCATCCGTCGCCGGTCATCGAAACCGGCTTCGTCGGCTTCGCCCTCACCTGTATGCCGCGCGACCTGTGGCGGCGGTTCCCCTTCGGTGCGTTCGGCGGGCCGTCGTCGTCGTGGGCGTCGGATTTCCACCTGTCGCACCGGCTACGGGATGCGGGCGTTCCGATGGTCGCCGCGCGCGACGGCGGATGCGAACACCTGAAAGAACGCTGGCTGGAACTGGACCGCGACCCGCGCAAGCGCCTGTTGGTGGGCGAGCGCCCGGCGCAGGTAATCCGTGACTAGCCCTAGAAACACGAAGGCCCGCCGGTTGGCGGGCCGTTCGCGGTGCAGCGTTGCGCGTGGTCTAGTCAGAATCCCGCAGCCAACGGCAGGACACCAACGTGGCGCGCAGGATGCGCGTGCCGTACTCGCGGGCATAGATGCGGTTAGCCGTAGCACCGCCCACGCACCAGTAGATGACGGTGCCGTCGGCATACACAGCCTCCGACACGCGGCCGCCACGGTCGCCCGCCGCGCGCTGCCCGTTGGGGTGCGCGAGCCTGACCAGTTCTGCGTCGCTGATGAAGTCGGTGTAAATGCTCATGTCGTGTTCCCTTCGGGTCGGTGGTGCCTTGTGTCGAGAACACTAGACGCTGCGGCAGCGATGTGAAGGGGTACGGCCGACAATCGGCCACAGCGTTTTACGCTATTAGCGGGAATAACTAGGGGAGGAACGTATGGAAACGCCGAAGGTTTGGGGGCTGCTGTCGTGGTACGACGAATCCCCGTCATGGCTAGCGGAGGCGGTCGCATCATTCGCGCCCGCGCTTGACGGGCTTATCGCGGTGGACGGTGCCTATGCACACTTCCCCGACGCCCGCGCATCATCGGAGCGCGTGCAGGCCGAGACAGTCATTAGCACGGCTAACGCGCTGGGGCTGCCGGTGACCCTGCACCGCCCGGCCGCGCCGTTCCTGGGCGACGAGGTGGGCAAGCGCGATTTCATGTTCAGGCTGGCCAACGCGCACGCGCAGGCGCACCGTGACTGGCTTTGGGTATTCGACGCGGATTGCGTGCTGGCCGAGTACCCGGCCGACCTGCGCGAACAGTTGGCCGACGTGCCGGGCGATGTGGTGGAGGTTGGGCTGTGGTCGCGGTCGGATTACCTCACCGACGCGCCGGAAGTGGCCCGCGCCATGAACCTGCCGCCATCCACCACCGCGCCCATGCGGATGCTGTTCCGGTGCCTGGACCGTATGCAGGTCGTGGGCCTGCATTACTGCTACGCGGGCGTGCGCGAGGACGGGACGTACACCTACCTGTGGGGGCCGCCCCATGTAGCGCCGCAGGATGGTGTAATGTTCCACGATGTCACGGTGGAGCATCGTTCAGCGTGGCGCGACCTGTACCGACGGGAGGCGGCGCGGGAGTATTACAAGCGGCGCGAGGCGCTAGGAATCGAACGGCTGACCACCACGGACGAGGACGGACGTAGCATCGTGAAGGCGGCGCGGTGATGTGGCGCTGGTGGCCGTGGCGACGGCAACGCCTTGCCCGCATCCACATGCGCGGCGATGCCCCGTCCCTGGAAGGCGTATTCATGGGGCGCGTGGGCGGCAAGCACTACCGGCTGGAGGCGGCATCGCTGATTGAGGCCGCCGACCGCTCGCACGACCTGGAGGGCTACGCGCTGGTGCCCGTGGAGGGCGTGGCGTTCATTCAGGTGGTGGACGGGTGATCGTCCGAGGCGCGAAGGGCGCGGGCGTGGAAATCCGCGCGGGTGAGTTCGGAACGTCGGCTATCCCGTGGCCGACGCAGGGGGCCATCACCTATTCCGGCGTGAACGTCACGCATGAGGCGGCGCAAGCCCTCCCCGCCGTGTCGGCCGCCATCCGCCTGGTGGCGGAAACCATCGGCAGCCTGCCGCTGTACGTTCGGGACGGTGAGACAAAGGCAACCGGCACACCCGCGTGGGCGCTGCTGATGGAATCGCCCACGGCCGACCTGGACCCGTTCGGGTGGATGGTGCAGGTGGCGGGGTCCGTGGAAATGTGGGGCAACGCCTACTGCCAGATTATCCGGCGCGGCGGTCGCATCGTGGAACTGGTGCCGATGGACCCCAGCACGGTGATAGTCCGGCGCGACCCGAAGGACAAGCGCAAGCGGTTTGACGTGGGCGGCCCCGAGGGCATCCGCGACCTGACCACCGACGACATCCTGCACATCCCCGGCTACACACCACCGGGGCACGTTATGGGCCTGTCGCCCATCGGTGTGCATCGCAACGCGCTGGGCAACGGGCTGGCCCTTCAGCGTTTCCAGTCTGCCTACTGGCTGAACGACGCCGCGCCGGGCATGGTCATCAAGGTGCCCGGCAACGTCACCCAGCAGCAGGCGCAGGAAATCCTGCGGGTGTGGAACGCATCGCACGGCGGCGTAATGAACTCGCATAAGCCTGCGGTCCTAGCCGGTGGTGCCGACCTGGAGCGCGTGCCGGTGAACCTGGAGGACGCCGCGTTTATCCAGCAGGCGCGCATGTCCGTGGAGGACGTGGCGCGTATTTGGCGGCTGCCCCCGCACATGCTGGGCGTGGGCGACCCGACCGGCACCACGGCGGAACAGGAATCCCTGCGGTTCCTCACGTTCAGCCTCACGCCGCGCCTGCGCCGTATCGAAATGGCCATCGCCCACGGACTGCCGCAACTGTTCGGCGGCGGCACGCCGCTGCGCCCCGAGTTCGACACCACCGACCTATTGCGCGCCGACACGCCGACCAAAACGCAGGCGGTCCTGGCCGGTCGGCAGGCGGGGTGGCTGTCCATCAACGACGCGCGGCGCGTGTTCAGCCTGCCGCCCATCCCCGACGGCGACACCGTGCAGGTGACGCCCGTGGGCGGTGCGCCGAACCTCCAGCCCGGCGGTGCCGATGCCGCTGAATGATTGCCAGTCCGAGGGGCTGCCGGGCGTGAAGTGGGGCGAGGCGGGCAAGTGCTACACCTACCAACCCGGCGACGATGCGGGCCGCGCGGCCGCTGTCGCTAAGGCGCTGGCGCAGGCCGTGGCCATCGGTGACCTCCCCGCCGATGACGCGGCCCGCGCCGACGCCGACGAGGTGCGGGCACCCGGTGACGTGGACCTGACGCCCACGGAGGACATGGCCCGCGCTGCCCGCAAGGGCCTGCGCCTGTACGAGGACGGCAAGGGCGGCGACGGTCTGGTGCAGCAGACCATCCGCGATGCCCGGCGCATGGCCAACCGCGAGCCGCTATCGGATGACAAGGTGCGCCGGATGCCCGCATGGTGGGCGCGTCATCGCAATGACTGGACGGCCGAGGACACCGTGGCCGGTGAGGAATCGCCGGGCTACGTCGCCGCGCTGCTGTGGGGCGTGGACAGTAAGGACGGCAGCCCCGGCGCGACCTGG